AATGGCGCATCTGGCTGATATGAACGCTGGGACATCTGCCATACAAGACACGTTCACGCTGTCTGATCCGACTGACGATACTAAGCAGGTGCGCTTCGATGCGGTGGGCGTCACTACCGGCAACACCCGCGTGCTGACTGTGCCGGACGCTGACGCCACTATCGCTGGCCTGTCTATCGCGCAAGAGTTTAGCGCGACGCAAAACTTTGATGCGACGACACTGACCGACGGCGCGACCATTAACTGGGACGCATCAGCCAATCAGGTGACTAGCGTGACGCTTGCTGGAGATCGCACGTTTGCCGCGCCAACAAATCAAAAGGACGGCGGTGTGTATGTTTTGACGCTAATTCAAGATGGCACTGGCACCCGCCTGATTTCTACTTGGAACGCAGTCTTCAAGTTTGCTGGCGGTACAGCGCCAACTTTAACAACGACCGCGTCTGGAAAAGATGTCCTAGTATTTTTGTCAGACGGCACAAATATGCAGGAAATTGGTCGCAGTCTGAACGTAAGCTAAAGGCGGTATTATGAGCAGTTTATTCGGTATTGGCGGCGCGGGTAACGTAGGTGCCAGCGGTTCGTTTTATTCTGAAACTATAGACAATTCTGTGCGTCTTGTCGGCGATGCAACCCCTGCCAATGGTGGTAGATTTACCAGAACATTTAGCACAGTTGATAGCGCAACAGACTTTACCTTGAATTTTTGGATTAAGCGGAATGATTTAGTCAACCCTGTCAACAGCGGTTATCCACAATTTATATTTAATTTTCGAGATGGCACAAGTGGAAGTGCATTAAATGATTTGTGTTTTTTAAATCCTAGTTCTTATGGTGTTGGTGCTTCTTTAGTCTTAACTGAAACAAACAGCGCCAATTACATATTAAGTACAAATAATCTTCTGAGGGATTACAGTGCTTGGTACAACATTCATATAATGGCAGATATGAATAATGGCACAGCTTCAGAAAGGCTAAAATTTTTCATAAATGGCGTTGAGGCTAGTTATGCCACGGATAATAGAGGGTCTTATACAGCCTTAACTGGATTGAAAGCCGGTGCTTGGACAATCGGCGACTATTATGGAACTTCTTATCCTATAGGCTCATCGATTGCACGATGGGCGTTTGTAGATAACTCAACATTAGCTGCATCTTATTTTGGAGAATTTAGCAACGGCATATGGGTGCCGAAGGCTATTTCTGGAATTACTTGGGGGTCGGCAGGACATTTACTCGACTTTGGCCAAACAGGCACATCACAGGATGCAAGTGGCATAGGTGCTGACACCAGCGGTCAAGGCAATCATTGGGCTGTAAATAACATAGCCGCAACGGACATCTTGATTGACACTCCAACAAATTCGTTCTGCACCCTCAACCCATTAGCTTACACCAACGGGATTACTCTTAGTGAGGGTAATCTTACTATGTCTACAACTACAAATAACAGAGGCGTTCACGGCACAATGCCAATACCATCAAGCGGTAAATGGTATTGGGAACTTCACGTTGATTCCAGACAAACTGGCGGTGGTATTTACGCAGGATTTGGGTCAGATGCTAGTTTAGGGTATGATGAATATGCCTCAACAAAAGGTATTTTTGTATTACTTTATAATCAAGCTGTTGACCTTGATGGCTCAACTCAATCTAGTCCTTACAATTCACAAGGGAATGACTCAGTAAGCAATGGCGACATATTCTCATTCGCTTTAGATGTTGATAACCAAAAATTTTATGTTGCAAAAAACGGCACATATCGTGGTAGCAGTGACCCTTCTGCTGGGACAGGTGGTTTAGATGTAAGCACTGTTTTTACCAACGCGGTGACAGACCTTACTGTATGCCTGACCAGAGGTGGTTCATACAATGAAACTTATTCAGTTAATTTTGGGCAAGACAGCAAAGATGTAGCGTCTGCAAATGCTGATAGTAACGGTATTGGCACGTTTGAGTACGCGGTGCCGACTGGCTTTTTAGCCCTCTGCACATCCAACCTACCAGAGCCAACCATCGGCCCGAACAGCACCACAACGAGTGACCAGCACTTTGGTACACTTTTGTATACTGGAACAGGAAGCACTGGCCTTGAGGTAAACGGCCTTTCATTTCAACCTGACTGGCTGTGGATTAAGCGTAGAGATAGCGCACAAAATTTTAGTAATGCTATTGTTGACAGTGTTCGCGGTAATACAAAAAATTTAATTACAAACAGAACAGATGCTGAATCTACATCAACAGGAACCAATGATGTCCAATCATTTGACAGTGATGGCTTTACAGTAGGGCCAAGCAATCAAGTTTCTGTAAACGACAGTGGAGGAACATTTGTTGCTTGGTCTTGGAAAGCTGGCGGCACAGCCGTAAGCAACACCGATGGCACTATTACGTCAAGCGTATCGGCTAATCAGGATGCTGGGTTTAGTATTGTATCTTGGACTGGCACAGGTGCTAACGCTACTGTTGGTCACGGTCTGTCTAGTGCGCCTGAACTTATAATAATAAAACGTAGAGATAATGGGAGTGGTGCAACATCTTGGAAAACTGGCAGTGAGTATTTAAGTGGTTGGACACATAGGATTAAATTAAATTCTACTGATGCTGAAGCCTCAGAAGCTGATGTATTTAATGACACCGCCCCAACTAGCACGGTGTTTTCTTTGGGTAGTGACGTAACGGTAAATGGTAGTAGTGGCACGCTTATAGCCTACTGTTTCCACAGCAGTGATGTCTGCAAGGTTGGCACCTATAATGGAAATTCTAGTGCGACCGATGGCGCCTTTGTTTACACCGAATTTTCACCCGCTTTCGTGATGGGCAAAGCAATAGACCAAACTGGTCGGTGGTGGGTGTATGATTCTGCACGTTCACCACAGATGAATTATTCAATAGGTACCGGCGCAAGGCTCGAAGCAAATAGCACTGCGGCTGAAACCGCTGACAGTGGAGCTAATGCTATTCAACTGCTAAGTAACGGCTTCAAAGTAAACACAACCAACAGTGAATGGAATGGCAGTGGGGTAAACTACATCTACCTCGCCTTTGCCGAAGCCCCATTCAAATACGCCAACGCACGATAGGAGATAACCAATGGCATACAAATATAATGGTAAAGTCATCCGCGCTGGTCGCGCTTGGTCATCAGACGCGGGGCATCATCCTGCAAACTGGATGCTTTTGACCGATGAGGCAAAAGCTGAAATTGGGCTGGTCTATGAGGCTGACCCGGTAGTCGCCAGCTTCGACAATCGCTTTTACTGGGCGGCTGGCATTGAACGCGCTTTGGACGATGTCAACGAGACTAACGAAGACGGCACAGCGATGCTGGACATTAACGGCCAGCAGGTCGTTACAAAGGGCTTGAAGAGCAACGCAATCGCGCAGGTCAAAGAGACTGCCGCTGGCTTGCTTGCTCCGACAGACTGGATGGTCGTGCGCTCTGCCGAAAACGGCACCGACGTGCCGTCAGCCACACTAGCCTACCGTCAAAACGTCAGGGCCGCCTCAGAGCGCATTGAGACGGCAATCAGCGGTGCCACTACCCACGCGGCGTTTATGGCGCTGTATGACGTGCCTGTGGTCGATGGCGAGCCATCTGGCAACGCACCCATCAACGACTGGCCCGAGGCTTAAAAAATGACCGAGGAAAACAAAGTAATTTTGGACGTTGCGGCCGGCACCGGCACATTTGCCGCGTGGATGTCGATGGTGCCAGATTTTGTTGCTTTGTTTACTGGCGTGTGGGTGCTGATCCGCATTTGGGAAACCAAGACGGTTCAGAAGTTGTTTAAGAAAATACAAGGCAATGTTTAAGACGATCGTGTTGGCTTGCATGATTGCCAACCCGACGCAATGCTGGGAATACCACGACACCAGAGGCCCATACGCAGACCGCAAAAGGTGCATCGCACGCGCCTATGAAATGGGCAACATGATTGCCGAAATTCACGATGGGGCGATCATGCCTCGATCCTTTAAATGCAGACCGCTATCTGGGGGCAGACTTACAAAATGGAACCCATCACAATAAGCGCGGCTGTGGCGGCTGGGACGGCCGCGTTCAACACCATAAAAAACATGATTGCGGCTGGCCGTGATTTGGAGAGCTGTATCGGCGACGTGTCGCGTTGGATGAAAGCGGCGTCCGACATCGATCAGGCTGACAAGCGCGCAAAAAACCCGTCTGTATTCAAAAAACTGCAAGGCGCCGACACAGTACAGCAGGAAGCGATACAAGTGTTTGCCGCTAAAAAAAAGATGGAACAGCAACGCGCCGAGCTGAAGCAGTATCTGCAAATGACCTACGGGCCGCAGGCTTGGGCCGACTTGATCCAGCTTGAGGGTCGCATCAGAAGAGAGCGTCAAGAAATGATTTACAAGCAACAAGAGGCGAGGCAAAAACTTATCGAGGTTCTGGCGGCTATTGTGTTAGGCACACTAACGGCGGTAGCATTGGGCTGGATTTTTTGGATGGCATTCGCTAGGGGGTAGCGTGATTAGCCACACAGCTATTGGCTTGATGGGCGAGTATATCGCGGCGGCGGCTGTGTTGCAGTTTGGGTTTCGCGTCTCGATGGCGCAACAGGACAGGGTCGATCTGGTTTGCTGGAGTGACGAAAATGAATTTTATCGCGTGCAAGTCAAGACTAGCCATCTGGTTACGAAAGACCGGCGTCGCTCTCCGGTGTACCATTTCCAGCTTGGCAGTGGATGCAAAACTAAACATTTACCGGATGAGAAAGACTATGACCTTCTATGCCTTGTGGGCGCTGAACATCGGCGCACGTTGTGGATGCCCGTCAGGTCAGTGCAACAATATACGAAGCGCGTGTCGCCCAAGTTATTTGATGCGCCTGAGGCGGAGCGCGCGTCGTTTTTTAAATCGATTGAAATTTTGCGGGAAGTGAAGCGATGAATTGGAAAGATTACCCAAGTTTTAGCGAAGCCGAAATGCGTTGTAGTGAAACCGGCGACTGCAAAATGAGCGAGGCGTTTATGCAAAAGTTGCAGGCGTTGCGTGATGAGTATGGCAAGCCTATGACAATCACCAGCGCATATCGGTCGCCACAACATAGCGTCGAGGCTAGTAAGGCACAGCCGGGCGTGCATACCAGAGGCATAGCGGTTGATGTGGCTGTGGCTGGCACTGACTGTTACGAGCTGATGAAGCTGGCCTTTAAACACGGTTTTACGGGCATTGGAGTGGCGCAAAAGGGATCGGGTAGGTTCTTGCACCTTGACACATTCAAGGGCGGCCCACGGCCTAATATATGGAGCTACTGATGGATCAAAGCAAAAAGCCGGTATCTGTATCGGTTGGCGAAAACAGTTTTGAACTGGTGCTTAGAATTTTGGGCAACGAATTTGTGGCGATAAAAATCGGCTCAACAAATTTTAGCGGCAAGCTGATCGCTGGCGGTGTGTTGCTTTTGTTTTTCACATTTATGCTGATGGAAGTTTTCGGATTATCCAGAATGTTGGGGGTTGAATAATGTTGGCAGTGTTAGGAAAAATCTTGGGGTCTGGCGATGTCGTTAAGCAGGGCATGAAGCTCATCGATGACATGCACACATCAACAGAAGAAGAGATTGCGGCAAAGAGCAAAGCCCGCATCGATCTGATGAACGCATACGCGCCATTCAAACTGGCCCAGCGTTATCTTGCCCTGATGTTTGGCTTCACGTTTCTCGCCAGTTACATAATTGTATTGACAATGACGATTGTTGGTAGGGGCGACCCAAATGCCGTGACGCAAGTGATGGAACAGTTTAGCATCAATTACGCGATGATGATTATTCTTGGCTTTTACTTTGGTGCTGGGGCTTTAGAAAGTTTCCAGAACAAGAAAAAGTAAAACCCCCCGCCGAAGCGAGGGGTCAGGGAGAAACTATTTTATAGGGCTTTTTTCTCTGACCTTGAGCATCATACTTTTGCTCGTAGTTGGCCGGTTGATCCGCCC